ACCAATAATAGTGGTACAATACTTTCAACCAATCGCTCTATTGATGCTGATCCGCGGATTATGGCTTTACTCAATAGTCCTTAAAAAAAGTGACAGAGTTTCCTCTGTCTCTTCTCTACTTGTATAGTAGTATTTTCAGTCCGAATCTGATTCAGCAACTAGGATGGTTAACTACCTCACCTATTCGTTTGCCAACTTCTGAAAGTATGACATTGTGTCATCTTCTTCCTCAGCCACAGGAGCAACTGCTTCAGCAGGTTTAGTATCAACCCAAGCAGGGGCTGTTGGTTCGGGGTCTTTTGTAATAGACTCCATTACATTACCTATAGTAGTTGTTCCTGATAGAACTGTATCAAGTCGAGTTTTTAGTTCCTCATAGGACTTGAAGTTAGTTGGAGCACTAAACTCACCAAGAGCATATGCTTTCTTCCAAACTTCTTCAATCTGTCCATCATTATCAAACATCGCAGATGGAGCTTCAAACTCCGACTTGTCATAGTTCCAATAACCATCAACCTTACGAATCTTCAATTTGAAGTTAGCACCCTGCCAAAAATCAAATGGATTGACAGGACTTTCATCTTCAAACTCTGGCTGCATTGCTGCCATCAGTTTATCAAAGATTTTCTTACCGTAACGAAACAAGAAAACTTTACCCTCATTATGTGGGTTTTTCGAGTCACTTACTACATAGATATTTGAAAAATATTGTAGTTTTCTCTTTTGTTTACGGGCGATTTCTTTGTCTGATTCAAGACCAGTATTCCAGTACTGAGAGTTTAGCTCTGATACAGGATCGGCTTTACCGATAGTAGTAAGAGAGTTTTCAATAAACCATTGACCAGTTGGCCCTTGGAATGCATGATTCCAGACCTTTGCCCATGGCATATCTTCACCTTCAACTGCAGGAAGAAAACGAAGTACTGCGTAACCGTTACCAGACTTATCTAGTTCTGGTTTCCACAGGCGTTCATCTTTATAAGATTTCTTCTCTTGTGGTGCATTCTCTTGTTGAACGGCACCAAGAAGTTTATCTAGTGAGTTGGTTCTTTTTAACGTATCTAATGACATTTAAGTCTCCTTATGTTAACGTATGTTTTTGTTTTAGTTCTTCGTATGTTAAATCTGTTCCAACCTTATAGAACTGTACATTAGGAAAATCCCTCTGTACCATTCTAAATTGGTTATCCCAGTTAATCGTGTTAAACCCACGACTACTTTCGGGTAGATAATGATTACTACCCTTATACACGTTATTTATAGACTTGTGATAATCGTTACCATCAAACCCTAACATATATATTTCTGTTGCACCATACTTACAAGCAAGATATAGTGCGGTATTCCCAGCTGACCATCCTTTAGGATAATCAATATTAATTACTTTGTCATTGTATTCTTCAACCCAAGTAATATATAATCCAACGTCCTTTTCAGCCTTTATTCTAAAGTCTTCTACATCCAAGTCTGGATTGTGTTGAAGCATTTCTTGTAAATTTACTTCAACAGTTTCTTTAGTTTTACCTTGTACTACACAAGAGCTTCTACCTTTTTTCCGTGATTCATATACTGGATCATCCCAACCTGCTATTATTGCATCTGGTGCAAATTCTGCTGGTAGAACTTCCCAATCAGCAAACCAACATTTGTTATTCATTGGATAGTCTGATTCATAAACCTCTTGTTGTATAGGATAGTCTATTACAACCAAATTGTCAAGGGTAAAATCGCGATAAATTGCATTACACCCCCATGTGATAAAATTACCACTTAGTGCTTCTCTTGGTCTTGATTCACCATTTCCATAAATTAAGTGTGTAGTCATTCAGGCCTCAAAGCACTCCAAGTAACAGGAAACTTTTCTTTCGCCAACATATCAATTTGTTGTGCAATTTGTTGTGTTTCTAGTTGAGTATCTGGTTTACATCTTAGATTACATATACGAGCAAATGCCATCAATGTACCGCTCCAATACCACTCAGTATATAAATTTTGTGGCAATACCATTCTTGCCATCTCTGGTGCAACATTTGCACTCAAAAGATTATTATACGTCTGTGTTACAAACTCTATGGCACCTTGAATATTATACTCAATGGTTTCATCAGTTGAACCTTGTTTTTTGTCTGCAGCTTTAAGTCTCCATTCTGTAGGAATGTAAAATTCTGGTTCATCATCAACGTATCGGCGACTTACTTCATTCCACACCAAACCTACTTGGTGTTTCACTAATTGTCTTGCAACAAAAATTGGTGCTTTAATTCTAAACTGTAAAGATGCATGAGCAAAAGGACTCCAGTGATCATGTTTAGCAAGATAACCAATAAGTTTCTTGTCTTTATCACTTAAAGTCTGTTCGTACATGGTAGGTGAATTTTCTTTTTCTACCCACTCTAATTCAGATTCTTTTGAAAAGGAAACACGGGCAGCGTTTACCACAGATAAGTCGCTGCCCATGCTATCAATTAGGTCTACCTTCAATTTCGAATAAACCGTTTTTTATCTTGACCTTGCACTGGATTTTGTCCACCTTTTCGTGTAGGACGATAACCCTTAGGCCACTCAGGCATACGATTTGCAAGGGTTTTACAACGCTCCCTGAGTTCCTCATTTTGTTTTGACAACTCTGCACAATCGTACTCAAGTACTTTGATGCGATTAGCTGTTTGAAGACCCTCAAGGCTATCAAATGCGTTATTTGTAACTTCAGACATAAACGGAAACTCCTTATTTTTGTTTATATACTTTATAATACACTATTTTTAATTCAATGTCAAGGACTAAATTGGCAATTGTGCTTGTTTTTCCAAATAATTTAGTTCTCTTGCATTTGCCTCAATCTTTTCTTTAAGACCTTTGGTTATGAGTCGACCCACTGTATCTGGTTCTATATCATTTTTTTGACAGAAATGAATTACCGCATCCATATGAGTAATCTTTTTATCTTTAGCTATATTTTCAATTTCTAATGAAAATTTCTTTGGTGTTTGTACTAGGGGTTCTATCACAAATGTTGGTTCTTGCATTAAATTCCTCACTTTTTGCATTGTTATTGTTGTGGTGCCACTTTTCTGTTGCTAAGCAAGTGGCCAGCTCCCTGTGTTAAGCCGCTAGGGCGAAACCAGAAGGTGCAAAGTTATTATTTGCGTTTAGTAGTTTTGACCAATTACGCAGTCACCCGATAGTTCTACTCGCCTCTATACTTGTCAGTCGATCCTAGTTCGCCCCCATCAAAAACACATCGTTTATATCCTATCGGTGAGTGGAGCAGAATGCTCCCGATGTGCTTATGGTGGAGGCGTTGGGTACTGCCCCCAAGTCCTGTCCAATTGTCGAATTGTATCAACAAACTATACTATATTTATAACATATTATTACAGTAATGTCAAGGGGCAATTACAATATAATTCCTTTTTCTTTTCCAAAGAATTGTAATTTTGTCCCTGTACCTAAAACACAAGCCTGACCTGTAGATAGAAATTCAATAAGAGTCCATGTTTCGGTTTCTCTATTAAATGCAATAACATATTGAGATGATGCAAAAGTACCATTGTCATTTATAGACGTACCTTCTCCCTTGAGAATAGGAATCTCCCCATAATTTTTAGATGTACCTATTATATCCTCTACTGTACCACAAATTACTGGTTTTTCTGTATAGTAACTTTCTGCGATTGCAGGACTACAACTAGATAGGAGCCCCAATGAAATCATCATAAAGGTCTTTAGCTTTTTCATTTTTTCTTTTCCATTCCTCAATTGAATCTGTCAATAGAGGTAAATAGTCTTTTTTATCTTTAACAAATTCCTGACAGACACCATCTTCCGTTACAACCCATATACAAATCTGATTAATTTCAATACCAGTTCGTTCTTCAAACATTTCTGCATAAGCAGACGCTTGAATGTAGTAACTTTCGTTATAACTATCTTGTCGTTCTTTTGTTGATGTTTTGAAGTCAATGATAGACAGTACACCATCAAACTCAGCAATACAATCAACTCTTCCTGCTACTCCATACTTATCACTGTATAGGCCGGCTTCCTGAGAACGAATGTTATCAACACGATTTAATAAATTATCTCTTAGTTGAGTAAACAAAGCGTGTGGTAAAAACTTTTCTTTGTGTTTTTCCATATCCTCATTGTTTAGGTAGTCTTCACACATATGGTGGACAGCAGTACCACGTGCGGCTGCTGTCCTTGCAATGTAATTTGCTACCTCTTCACCAACGCGTTTTCTCCATTCAAACAAACCTTGCTTGTTTCTAACAGAAAGAACTGTAGTGATAGATGGATACATATTTCCATCTGGTGTTTCATAAAGACGCGTTCCGTCTTTATTTCTCGCTTTTATATCCTGTAAATCTACAGGAACATGATTAAATTTTTTCATATTATCCTAATATTTTCCCTAATGTGATAGGCCCTGCAACACCATCTGGTGATAGACCATTTTCTGCTTGCCAATTTGTTAATGCCTTTTCAGTACCGAAACCAAATACACCATCTGCAGGACTAAGACCTAATGCCTCCTGTAGAGCTTGAACTGTTGGCCCTGTCATGTTGGGCCGTGTTCTGCGTAGAGTTTCATTTGCACCTACATCTGGAAATGTGTTGTAATGACCACCTAAGACTTCCATGGCATGCT